TTTCGTGAGTAATATAAATTACATCACAATTCAATTGATAGATTGCTTCCAATAGGAAATAGAAAGTCTTATTTCTATTACCATACTGAAATGGCATAATCTTGGTAACTACTCTTGGATTAGGATTAACCTTTAGAATACAACTATCTAGCCAAGTATCTACACCATCCATAACGAATACAATGTCTTCACCTGCTTCCATTTGTTCTTTAGCAAAGTTAATGAAGTCGAGAGAGTTTTGTTCGCTCTTATCAATATCCATAATGTTATCCTTTCGCATTACAATTGGACAATATACATTGATTCGGTCTGTTGCATCATGGTGTTCAAACCAAGTTGATTCAACGCCTCTATCCCAATCAAGAACATAAATGTTCTTATCGGGGAAGTCTAATGCAATTCCAGTCTTTCCGGTCTTGGGTTCTCCCCAAATACCTAATACCATTCGTGCTTTTCGTTGCGCTCTTTTTTGAGCCATCAATTCTTTAAAATTTGTTTTTTCTTTCTTAATCCCTAGCAAGCCAATCACCTATATCATTTTCATTTATATTTACATTTTTACCATTCGCTTGACACCATGCCTTGATGATGCCGAGTAATTCTTTCTTCGATGAACAGACAAACCTTGTTTCTTTTTCTCCAATGTGAAACTTAACAAAGTATGTTTCTGCTATCTTATCATTTTCATTCCAAGTTAGAAAATCAACCTTTTGCAAATCTGCAATATAACTTTCTCCCTTTAGAATGAATCTATCTTCTATAATATCATTCATTTATTTTTCCTCCTTTAAGGAATGGGCTTTGCACCCATTTTGGCCTACATTCATTGGTGTAAGACTACACACGCACTTTACTATTTAAATATCAAAACCAATCAAATGATTCTTCAACCGGCGCATCTACTTCAACAGGCGCACCACGCTTTTCAGTTACAAGAACAGAAGAAACATTGATAGTTACAGGGTCAGCAACTCCATCAATCAATCGTTGTGATGTTCGACCAACAACAATTACAGTAGAACCAATACCAAAGTCAATATTTAGATGTTCGGGAATCCAACAAGTAGTCATGTTTGATTCATTATCATAATCGAATTCAGCATTCAAGTCTGTAATATTTAGAATGCGATTACCATTTGAAGTTGGCATCATATTCATATTACAAACTGTTCCACCAGTAATAACGAAACGGTCTTTGGCAGGTAGTGTTTGGCGAGTAATGTGCGCTCGGTCAATTTCTACCAATTCAACCATATGACTTTCAAAGTTTTCATTAAGAACACTTAACCATTCTACTTCTCCCATATCTCGATAATCTGAGTTATCGGGGTCTAAGTCAGCATTACGGATAAGACTGTCTTTTGTTGTCATTGTCATACCATATAGATTACTACCATCTTCGGAAGGAATCGCTACAAAGTGAACAAAGTCATAACAATCGGGAGTAAATGCTACTCCACCATCATTCTTATATGAAAAGGTATATCGCTTCATATCAGCACCATCTACACTTCCGTAGAAAATACCTGTTCTTCGCATTTGTTCCAAAGGCAAAGGCTTACCGTAACTTCGGTTTTCTCCGCCATTCATGTATGTTTTAGTATTATCCAAAGGAATAACCATTACACCATCCGGCATTTCTTCTGCACCGGAGGGTAAATCAGCGACCATTCGCTCTTGATATTCACCATTATGGTAACGGCTAATCATCCACTTACCTAAAGCATTCTTTGTGGCAACGGCTACATGTCCTTCATTCAAAGCATTATCCGAATCACGGTTGTATTCTTCTTTTGCTTTATTACGATTCCAAGACATCATATCTCTTGGTGCTTCTAAGGCAATAAAAACACCAAAGCATTTCTTTACTAAAGAATTGCTTCCGGTAGATTTCGGAGATTCACCTTGTTTTGCTCGTCGAACAACTTGTGCCGCATATGAACGCCATAGACCTAAGCCTAAATCGTCATTTACTTCCATGTTATTATCGGAACAAATTTCCGTATATTTTTCAGTTGCTTCCTCTACCGTCATTTTCAGGTATTGTGCGCTCTTTTCTATTTCTGCTTGCATTTTTTCGCTTAACATATTTTCACTTCCTTCTTCATATTAATTGTCCAACCATCCATGATAGTAATACTTTCGGAGTCATGGTAGTTGAACGGTATTCGCTTTCTCCGACTGTTCTTAACAGTTTATACTTGGTAGCATTATCCAAGCCATCCGAAGCAATAACAGCATTATGCAAACCTAAACAGATTTGTTTAACGCTTCTACCTTCATAGATTATGCTATGAAGGGTTGCTAGTGCTTTGTTTGGATTTTTATTTAAGATTTCGATTAATATTTCATTGTATTCTTTGTGAGATGATTCTATTTGTTTCGATAAAGAGAAGCCGGAAGACTTAGCCGCCTGTATCTCGGTTATCGCTCTACGCAAGTCTCCATCTACCTCATATATGAAGGTTGCTAATTCATCATCTGCAAATACAGTTACTTGCTCTTTTTGAAGCATTGATTTGATTACACCAAGAATGACTTCATTAGTAAGTGGCTTAAAATGATAATTAGCACACCGACTTTGTAGCGGGTGAATAATCTTACTTCGGTCATTACAAGTAATAATGAAACGAACATTATGTGCATATCTTTCCATAATGCGCTTCAATGCGCTTTGAGCATCAACCGTCATTCCTCCTAATTCATCCAGTAGAATTACTCGAAAAGGCACATCTCCAATTGTTCCACTTTGGGCTACATTCTTAATTGTTGTTCTTACAACTTCAAGTCGCCTATCATCGGAAGCATTTACTTCTACAAAGTTATCATTAAAACAATCACCTAAAATATCTCTCGCTAATGCAATTCCAGATGCAGTTTTACCTGTTCCTGCATTACCAAACAATAATACATTTGGCATATTTCTTTCTTCAATCCAAGTAGCGGCATCCATTACAAAATGTTCTTGCCCTACAATATCTCCTATCTTCTTTGGTCTATATTTTTCTGTCCATAACATATTTATTCCACCTTTAATTCCCAAATTACCTGCTTCGTTTCTTTACAAAAGCCTTCTTTATTTGCAACACTTCGCATAATGTTACACAATTGGTTCATAGTAGGTGCATCTAAACGCCTATTAGAACGCTTAACTTTCTTATATCCAATTATTTCACCATTTACAGTAATCTTTCTTGTTCCTCTAGTAGATTCGTCATCTTTCAACCTTGTCATAATTTGACCTGTTGTTTTTGGCCCTTCTTCTAGAATCGCTCTAATTCTTTTTTTATTATTTTTATTTCTACTCATAGGTAATCACCTAATGTTTTTTGCTGAACCCTTATTGGGTCAGTCTTTTTTCTTCTTCTCTTTTCTCCTAATCCAAGTATTCGACAATCGCCATTGTTAAGTTTAGTTTTAGCAAACTCTACAAACTCTTCGTCTTTCTTAAACTGCTTGAATAGTCGTTCTTCTCCACTTTTAATTCCCAACCTTTTGATTAGTTTAGGTTTCTGTGAATACTTGCCTCTCTTTGGCATTGATACTTGCCCGAATGTTTTACCACTATGGGTATATGCCAACATCTCATAAAAATAAGACAAGGGCCATCTACGCTTTACTACACTATCAATGAATACTATTTTGTTTGGGTGCATGTTTTCAACCAACCAAGAAAGCATTTGTGTATCTGATGGTTTATTATACTTCAATATTTTTGCCATCAAATCTCTATCTGTTTCCTTTAGATACATTGAAACTAAACTGTAAGTGTCTTGTTCCATTGACAAAGGCTCGCAAGAGCGTGGTGCTATTTCTTGAATAGCATTTAGTAAATGTTTAGTTGAACCTGCTCTTTTGATTTGACACATACTCTTAATGTCTTTAGGCACTGACTTTTCGTTGATAGAAGTAATTATAACTTGCCCTCGATACTTTCTAAGAACATTGAGTATCTCATCTTTCTTCGGTTTAATGTGAATGTCCTCTATGATTATACCGTTTTCTATTGACATCGAACCTAATTCTCTAATATTCATTTCGTTAGCATAATACAATGCGGCATCCGGCAACCATTCTTTTGCTTTAGTTGTTTTTCCCGTTCCCGCTTTACCAGTTAAGAGTATCGGCCTTTTTATTTCCATTGTTGTAAATCCCATAATCAAACCCCTTTCAATTCAAATAATTCTTCTAAGCCGTCTAATTGTAAGTGCCTATCATTGGCTACAATATCTACTGCTTTCCTAAATACTAGCCATTCATCCTTTGCATCCGGTAAAGTCTCAGGAATTAAAAGACATAATTTATACAAGTTTTTAATTCCACCAATCCTAAGAATTGGTTTAGGGCGGCTCTTATGTTCAGTCTCCTTATAGGTAGTGCCTATTTGGTGTTGTTCTAAACTTCGTTGAATCGCCAAAAGGAACTCAGCGTTTGCTCGAAGATTTACCCTAAGCCTAACTCTATAACCAATTTGTGACTTATCATTTCTATCTAAGTAAATATCAGTCTTAGACATACCGAGAATAATACCAATCAACATATCTTTACTAAACACACTTATTCCTCCTTCTTTGCATATTCGTTCTGTGTGGGCCAATAGCCACGAACTTGCATATTAGTCTCCAACCAATAAATATCTCCTGCTTGGATTGTTTTTGCACCTCTACGCATAGCATTATGTTGTGCATTGATAATGGCATTACGGATTCCTGTATCTGCCCATTCAGATAATAGTCGTATTGCTGAATTACTAATCGACATTTCTACTTCTTCCTTTGCTACTTTTCTTACACTGATTTTAGTTTTTACTTTAAACTCTTCCACTGGTTCAGGTTCAGGTGTAATAAAAACGCCATTCTCAAAATACGGAACTAATACTGCTTTCATTTTCTTTGGTCTTCCCTGCGTAGTAGTTATGTCTTTTAAGTGTGCATATCCTTCCGTGTCAATTTTAACACAAGAATATGTCTTAAAATCTATTACTGTTAATCCTCCTACTTCTATCATATTAATCTCTCCACATCTTCAATCGTGTTTATGTCTGCTACAAACTTATCATTTCTAATTCGTTTCATTCTAGGGAATCGCAAACCTATATTTCCCTTTGCATCTCGGCTAATTAAATCAGCCTTAACTTCCAAAACAATTCGAGGAAGGAATACATACCTTCCATCATTGTAAGACTCTACAACCTTACGCAACTGATTAGTTAAACTAATCAAATCGCTATCAGTAAACCCACTACCAATAGAACCAATGTTAGTAAATCCACTTTCGGACTTAACGCCCATCTCAAAAGTTCCGAACACATTTGCTCTACGACCTTCTCCGTAAGAAGCCGCAAGAATAACAACATCTAATTCAATTTGAGGCGGTTTGTATTTAGCCCAACCTGTGCTTCTTTTACCTGCTTCATATGGTAATGTAGTGTCTTTTACAATAATACCTTCAAAGCCATCGTTAATTGCATTGTTATAGAATGCCATAATGTCTCCGTCTTTTTCCATTCTGTGCGCTTGGTCGGGATTAGACTTGAATTTCTCTAATCGTTGAGCATAAGAAAGATTCATAATAGTTTCTCTTTCCCATTTCAAACAATCGAAAATAACCCATCGAACCGGCACTCTTTCCATAGCCTCGGCATGGTCTTTAGAATGCACTCTCGTTCCCATTTTCTTGTGTTCATCGGGGCTTCCGTCTTCCTTTATCGGGTAGATTTCGCCGTCGAATATGGCTTGCATAACCTCATACTTACTTACTTGTTCTGCAACATCAGCAAATTGGGCAGTTACAATATTACCTTTACGATTAAAAATAATTACATTATCTCTATTCTTATGAATTTGATAACGATTGCCGTCATACTTATAATCAACAATAGGTTTACTAGGCCATTTCTTCATAGGTATTTCCTTAGCAAGCATAGGTGAAATAAACTTTCCATGTGTTAAATCACATGGGGGTTCTTCATCACGCTCATAATAAGAAACTACATCTTTGATAGAATTGAAATTACAGTGTTTCTTAACAATTGATATTTTCTTATTATAATGTTTGGCTATAATCTTTTTAACTACTCCATCACGCAAGCCATTACGGGTTGTCTTTAACCAGTAACGAATAAACCATTTTGCTTCCAATGCAGATAAACCTGCTAAGAAGAAGTCAATAGTTTTATAGGCATCCGAATCAACGCCTCCACAATCTAAAGAAAGAATCCTATGAAATGTAGCAAGGTTATGTTTTGTTTTAGTTACAGCCGATGTATCGAGATAATAAACAGCATCACCTAAATCATCATGCACACTATATTCTTGTTCAATTTCATCATCAAAACAATCATACATTTTAGTAAGCCATTTCTTAGCCTTTGCTAAACCAATATTGTTTGATGGGTATTCTTGGGCTAGAATAGAAAAGAAAATATCTTTCTCTTCAAAATTCTCCAGTGCCTTCGAAATTGATGTTACTTGTTGTGTTGGAGTCATTTCCTCCGTTGCTTCCAGTAGTCTTGTCATTCTCGTCATTGTCATCTATAATCACTTCCATATTTTCGTGTATTTCTTTTATCAGTTGTTTTAACAGCCTACTGATGCGCTGATTCATTTTTTCGTTGTTTTCTGCATATGCCCACATTAGTTGTGAGATATATACCCAATCATTCTTCTTCATCTAAACCACCCAAAAGCCGTGTAAAATTAATGTTCATCATGTGAACTGCGTTGGCTTCTTGCATTTTATTTATTTGCAAAAATTTATCAGCCATAGTCATTAAAGTGGCTTGTGTAATATATACTGCATACTTAGACAAATTATCATCTGTTTGTATTTCCCAATAGATTACAAAGGTTGCTTTAATGTAAAGGTTGGCTTTACTCATGGTAGCCTGTTGTTGATTAAACAAATCTAAGTATCTACCGGATAATTTCCTTCGCATATTTTTTGCCCATTGATTCATGGACTTGTCTGTTTTCCAATGTTTTTCATAATTCATTCTTCTTCATCTCCATTTATGGCAATTCTTACGGAAGCCATCAATTCCAATTCTTTCTTTAAGAAGGCATCTAATTCCATCTCTAGTTTTAGATATGCCATATTTACATGGCTAGTAGTTACTCTACAACCGTGACCTGTATTTGGTGCTTTAATCATTTGGTTATCAACATACGCCGCAAACAAATCTATAATTGCACTTGCCTTCGTTCTAAATCTATCTACCGAACCATCGGCATATTGTCTCTTTGGATTAGCCAATCTTAGGGCTTTTCTTGCCTGTTGATAGGGAATCCTATTTTCTTGATATTCTCTTTCTTCACTCATCTAAAACCCTCTTTAATACATTTAATAGTTTCTTTGCTTCTTCCATATTCAATCGAATACCTTTCCTTGTAGGCTTTGATAAGGTGTGCCAACGAATATCCAAGACTTCGATATTATAATATTCACCTGTTTTGATTAGGATTTCATCCTTTTCATTTCTTGCAATTGTTCCTCTTGTTTCAAAATCATCACTCATTAAACCACCCCTGCTTAAACTTGTCTAATTCCTTTCTTGAAGTAAAATACTTTGGTGATTCTAAATCATCTAAGCGATTTACAATCCAACAAGCACCACCCAAAGACGAAACTTGAACAATTTCATATTGCCCATCATTTATATTAACTACTTCAGTAGTGCTAAACTCAGGAACAAGCCCATACAATTTAGTTATTTCTTTTGCTACTTCATGTATGTTATCCACAACATACTTAATAATATGCGCCCTTTGAATAGGAATCTTCGGTGCAACTTTAATTGATAACTTACCCTTCAATCCACACACTTTACATTTGTTTCCTTCGCAAATAGGGCAAGGTATTTCCGCATTATGTGGGGCAGGTAGTGTTACGGTAACTGCTCTCTTTTTCATTTTTTACCCCTCGACTTCAAATCATAAATACAATTTACGCACATACCATAGTTTTTCATATAATGGGCATTCGTTTCTTCTTCACATTTAGGACACTTCATATTTATTCCTCCCCTCTAAAATAATGGACTGTTGCCTTATAATTTGTCTTAACTGGTTTATTAGTTGCATTGCTAAGAAATACCTTAGAATAATTCCTAGCGAGGTAGTATTGTAATTCACTCCTAGTAGGCATTGTAGATTTATTAGAAGCACTATTACTTTTTCCTGCTTGTTTGAATAAATCGTCTAATATTGACTGAAACGGTCTTGGCTCAGAAGTTATTATTTCATCTACATTTTTTACCGCCCATTGGCTTATTCCTCTAATTCCCATATTTATTCCTCCAATAACACAGCAACTTCAGTAGTCAAGAATAATGAAGCAATTGAGATTGCCGCATTAAAACTTCCCTTTGTTACCTTTACAGGGTCAAAGACACCTGCATCCCACAAGTTTTCATATTTTTCAGAAAGGGCATTGTAACCGTAGTGAGGTTCACTTAAATTATAAGCCAAACCACTTTTTCCACTATTTTGCAAAAGAACAAGAGCAGGTTTAGATAACGCATCATAAACAATCTTATGTCCAGTCTTCTCAATTGCTAAGGCATTTCTTGCATTTAATAGACCAATACCACCACCTGTAATGATACCTTCGGACAATGCCGCTTTTGTTGCATTCAAAGCATCATCCAACCTTTCTTTCTTTTCACGCATTTCCATAGAAGAAGAAGCACCGATTTGAATAGTAGCAATACCACCACTTAAACGAGAGATACGCTTTTTCATACGCTTCTTATCGAAATCATCATCTAGTGTTTCAAACACTGACTTGAGAGTATTAATTCTCTCATCCGCAGAATTGCCACCTATAATAGTAGTAGTCTCCTTTGTAATAACAATCTTTTCACAAGAACCTAATTCTTCCTTGGTAATCAATTCTGGGTCATCCTTACTTTCGTCAGTATAGAGGCGACCTCCAACAATAGAAACAATATCACCCAATTCATCCAATTGAGCATCTCCAAAATTAGGAGAAGTAACAACTGCTACTTCAATTGTCTTTTGAAGAACATTCATAATAATATTATTCAAAGCACTTCCATCCATTCCTTTCACGAACATTACCATTGGTCGCTTCTCAACCGCCGCTAATTCTAACATTGGTAGAATATCACTAAAGTTTTTAATCGCTAGATTAGAAGTAAAGATAAGAGGATTATTGAATTGAACCTTACCATCTTCACCATTAGCCATTAAATGACTCAAATACCCTTCATCAATTTCTAATCCTTTACGGACAACTAAGTTTGTTCGGTGACTATTTGATTCTTCTACTGTAATAATACCATCTCTTCCGACTTCATTAAGTGCCTCTTCAATTAAACCACCCAAGTAAGAATCATTGTTTGCCGCAATTGTAGCAACAGAAACAATATCGGCATCTCCAACATCTACTGCCATCATTTCAAGTGCTTCTACAATAATTGCCTGTGCTTCATCCAATTCCTTACGGAGTGTATGGAGGTTTGAAACATCAGCATTATTGATTTGTTCACACAATGCTCTTGCTATAATACAAGCAGTTGTTGTTCCATCACCGGAATTATCCTGTGCTTTACTCGCTAAGTTTTGAACCATTTGAACGCCCATTTGAACATAGGGGTCAGCATGTGATACATACTTAGTAATGGTAACACCATCGTTAATAATAACTGGTGGGTTTCCTTGAAGGATTACCGTTTTGGCTTGTGGGCCAAGTGTCGGTAATACTGTATCGGCTACTAAATTAATTCCTTGTAATAGTTTTTCTTTTACTTCGTTTCCATGTATAATCATTTCAATTGCCCCCTAAAGAACTTTTCATATTTTTCCATTATTTGTCTTGCCCTTAATGGTGGGCCATCATTCATTTCTTTATAGAATAACTTAATTAACTCAATCAAGTATTCTGCATCTTTGTTATGTTTGTCTGTCATATTAAACCCTCAAAAACTTTTACCATGCATATATTCTCTATTTTGGTTATATTCAATTTTAGCAATAATTGCTCCTGCAATATCTAAATCCTTACCAAAAGAATAATCCATAATTCTAATTATGACATCTGCCAATTCTTCTTCAAGCGAAGAAAACTCAATAATCTTATTGGATGAAGGGTTTCCATCTCTAAGAGCCTCAAGTGCTTCACTGACTTCTGCGTGAATTAGTGCTATTCTTTCACCATCATTCGGAGTTTCCTTCCAGAAACCGTGATTAACAGCATTAGTATAAACCTTCTTTGCTATCTTATTCCAATCTTTTTCAAACATTATTACACCTCATATCCGTAAATCTTCGTAAAGGGAACAACAGTTAAGTGTCCAATAGTCTGATACTTTGTTCCAGTATTATCGAAATAGACAGTCTTACCGATTAAGTATTTGTAGTCATCACTTGTAGATAAGCACTTTCCTTTGTTATCAGATTTCATTACAATGCCACTCCTACTGGCTTGTTCCGTTTCAATAAGAATCCATTCTCCACAACCTTTCAACATCATTCTTCTTCCTCCTTTCCTACTCTATGGTGTGGATAATTAGGTAATTGTGAACCTAAAGAACGAATTGTTGCCCACAAATGGTCTCTCGTGTCTTGAGTATCAGAATTAAGAGCCGCATCTACCGTAAATTGCATAGCCTTTTTAATATCTAAACTTTTCACATCAGTGTCATTATCTAAAAAGTATTGAACCTTTGCAAGTTTCTCATTAAAAGCAATTCTTAATTTAGCCAGTCGTCTTTCATTTTCAACTGTCCAATCCTGTAATGCTTTAGGGTAGTATTCTTTTAGCCAACCAATATCTATTGTTACTGTTCCAAATATTTTATCCATTATTCTTCCTCCTCAAATCCTGCAACTCGCACCCAAGCCCTATTCATATTTCTATCAACAAAGGTATAGATATGTTCCTTGTAAAACTTATCCATCTTTTTAGTGTGTTTACCTGCTGTATTCCAAGTAACGCCATTCTTACCCTTTGGTATGTTATTATCGTTAGGGTGTTGTTGTTGATGGCGTTTATGTCTTTCAGTGAGAGTAATCTTTTCATATTCTCTCATTGGTATCTCTTGCATCTTACTTGCGTTTCTATCTCCTATTTTCATTCTTCTTCACTTCCTGCTTGTGTTTGTATTCGGTAACTTCCGTCTTTTTCTTTTATCTCTAAACTGTTTCTTTTGGCATTAGTCCAAAATCCATAGTGTTCATCTCCACCAATGACATATGCTGTTTGCATAACTGTATTAAATGTATTTACAGTAGTCCAATCTGTTCCGCTAAAATAAGCCGAACCGAAAGGATGAGTGTGAAACCAACACTTCATAGGCAATTCCATTCCCTTTGGTGGCATAGGAAAAGAAACATAGCCGCTTGTTCCCGATGAAATGTGCGCTCTATTCTTAGCATCAATTACTACTTGAACTTCAAGGTTTGGTAGCATTTGAGTAGAAGCATACCAAATCGAGTAATGCCATGACTTAGAGTGTATTGCATCCTCTCCGTTCATATCAAACTCTTCAATCCAATTGTTCTGCAAGAAAGAAATTATTTCGTTTCTTGCTTCTGCGACCTGCATTTGATATTCCCAGTCAATATCATTAATTCCATATCTTTCTTCATTTTGTGCGCTTTTTTCACTCATTCTTCCCATTTCATTCACCTCGTAGTTTGTTCAATTTTGCCTCAAGATTTGCCGCCTTGCGTTCCTTCTTGAGTTGTTTTCTTGCCATTTTAGCCGCCTTCCGTCGCTTAAAATACCCGTTCTTATAGGATTCTATCTCTTTAGCCTTTCGTGCTTTAATGAAGACACTGGCTTCCATAAGTAAAGACATATGTTCAGGTTGTGCGCTTTCAAAAAGAGACTCAAGCCGAGATGCAATAGTCCCATAGTCTCGGCCATAACGCTCTTTTGCTTCCAAAATAGACAATTCATAGAAGTTACAAAGCAAATCAAAGTCTTCTTCCTTAGACCATTGATTTTCTGTCTTATTAGTGACCTTCATTTTATGTAACTTTGTATTGGGGCGTTTCTTTGCTACGATTTTGGTATTGGCTTTTGCTTTTTTCCTAAGAGAATAGTAACGCTGCTTTACGGCACTTTCAGTCCTATTGGGTAATTTTAGTGCGACTGCTGACATAGCACTATGACAAGATAGAATCGCATTATTTTCTGATTCTGTCCAAGGAATATTCTTCATTCCCTTTCTACTCGACTTAACAGTATTTACCTGCAATTCTAAAGACTGAATCCTTTCACTAGCCATATCCTTAGTAAACTCCCCACTAAAAGACTTATCATAGAGTTGGTCTTCTAATGTCTTTTTTAGTTTCTTACTACCATTAGGCAGGGTTAGCCCTGCAATATAACTGCATTGTTTTCTTGTTGCTGGTTCATTTTTCCAATTCATATTTTCACTTCCTTTTTCTTCAATTAATTCATCCATTTCTTTTTTTCTTTTGTGATACTGATTCATAGCATTCTTAACAGTAGTTGTAATATTAAAGTGCTGTTGAAGCCTACGGACAATTTGAGACCACTTAGCCTTTTTAATGTTCCTTTGCTCTGTAATATAATCTACAACTTCTTCTGTCCAAATGGTTCTTACTTTTCTTATTTTCTCACTCATACATTCACAACCTTAAAATCACTTACTTCTTCCTTATTGAAATATCTTTGAATCCACTGTGCGCCCATACCTGCTATTGCTATTTGCATAAAGTGAACATTCTTATTTGTTCCATCCCAAGAATCGCCTTGGCAACTAAACGAACCATCTTCACCCATAAGCAAAGTATCGTGCATTTTAACATCTGCCATATGGCTAACAAGGGCGGCGTTCCTGCCCTGCGCTCGTAAGTCCAACCATTTAATACTTGTGTTGTATAAGGTTCGACGAACACTCAAATTATCAACACAACAGATAACCAAATCAAATCCATCCATTTGCTTTGCTGTGAGAATAGGAAACTTAGAATAATGATTGACTGATTCATACTCATTCATCATTACACTAGCCTTATTCTGCCCAACATGACCTTTCTTAAAGTTTTGATAGGTTAAGTTTTTTGTTTCAACTGAATCGGGGTCTGCAACAGTAATGTTGTATAGTCCGACTTTATCTAAGTATTGAGTCAAGAATGACCCAATTCCACCTGTTCCAATTATTAGTATTTTTCTCATACTCCCAACTCCTCTTCATTTAGCATAGCAATAATCATCGCATCAAACTTTCTATAATCATTAATTCTATTGCAAAAATCATAAAAATTAGCACTGACGGCATTCATTACTTGATGTTCAATGTCTTCCATAAGACAATAATATTCTCCCGCCATCATTCTTTCTCTAAACAATTCCCATTCTCCATAGGATAGTTCCTTTTGATGATTAAAAACATATTCATAATCTACCTGCCTGTCAATTTTTGCAGCATTTACAGCGATTTTTTCAATGTCATTTAATGCTGTTTTTTTCGATTTCTTCAGCGTTTCAATATCTGGCGCATAATTTTCTTTATCTATTTTTCTCATTAGTATTCCTCCTTATCAATTTCTTCTGCAAGAAATTCTCCTTTATTTAATCTAATAAATCTTTTTTGCTTGCTTTTCAAAAACTTTGAATAAAATTCAGAGTTTAGAATAACTCCATCAAGTTCTTCAATATGATAAGATTGAGCATATCTGAAAATAGTCCACCAATCAGCATCTAAATTAGAGTTTTTATGAATCCATCTAGCAATAGTTTTTAATGAATATCCTTCCATTTGCTTTTCAATTCTTTCAACCATACATTCTTCGCAGTAGTCTTTACTGCCTTCACTATGGTATATCTCTAATCCATGTGTTTCACATGGTATCTTAATTTCTATTTCTTTCATTTTTATTCTCTCCTTTCTAATTCACTTATTTGTTTGCCTTTTACTTGGGCACAAGTTTTTAATCCAATTAAACCTAAAAGGTCTTTGGTTTGTTTCTGTATTGCCGACCAAGAAGCATCTGTCTTCTCGGCAATAAGCGTCAATGTTATTCTTGGATATACAAAGATGTTCTTTGAAATCCAACAAATGCTTTCATAGTAAGCGTTTCTTTTATTATAGTCGCTACTATTAACTATTCTCTCAAACATTTCTAAAGTTTCCATACATTGAGAAATGAAAACAATATCATCTGTTATTTGATTGGCTACTTTCTTTAGTAAGTATTGGGGGTCGGCTTCCATATGTCTCATTCTACTACCATAATAGGTAGATATTCTGCGTATCAAACGATTCAATGACTTTCCCGAACAACTAAACTCTTCACTCAATTTTCTAATCTTGATTGGAGTTTTATTTTCTTTCATCACAAACCACACTACTGCGGTCGCTCTTACTTCTAATGAAACTCCCTTGAATACATTCTTAGAATGTAATTCTCTATACACTTCTCCTACCCTATCTCTAAGAGTAGTAGTAGAATCAAATACATTAGAAAGAACCATTTGGCACATTACTACGCCTTTCTTCAGGTGGTTGTCTTTATCACTATATCTATTGTGGATATGGGCCATTTTCCCATTACCAGAAACAATACTACCTAATCCTGTTCTTTCGGAAGATTTTAACAATACTTCCTTATCTACTGACATTTGCCGCTCTTCAAACATTTCAGTTACAGCGATAAGGCCGCATTCTACACAGGCGGTTTCGCCCATTACTTCATCATATTCAAAATTACTTGTGTTGCACTCTAAGCATTTCATCAAAATCCATCCTATTCGTATTTTCATCTGCGACTAAATATCGCTTAATTGTATTTACTATTTGTATTGTATGAGTATCATTAATTAAGGCTAATGCCCTTGTTGCGAATTGGTCGCCAAGAGAAGAACCCTTTGCCATATTATCAATACATATTGGGCCTTTCCATTGCCAAACACATTCCGATAATGGTATTGGCATGTTATTTTCATCAGTTTTAGGCTTTGGCTGACAAACAAAAGTAGATACCATTTGAATATCGCTCTTGTATTCATTAGCATTTAGTAGCCAATCGTAGCCTTGTCCTTTGATATAAAGAGACTTGGGTTCTTTTCCATCCATGACTAGATGAAGATTATTTGGCGATTCTTCTACTAATTCATGTAGCAATTGAATCGCTCTATCTTCTACAATGTCCTGTTGTCGGTTCTGTCTTAGGAATTGACGCATTAATTCTAAATCTGAATCAGTTGGTTCTTTCCCTAACAAGTAAGTATATAATCGCTTAATTCCCATATGCTTAAACTTACCTTGTTTCTTGTCATGTAAGAAAAAGGTGCAAAACTTATCTAATTCTTTATTAGGAATGCTTGCCCAAACGCCATCACTTATCTCAATAGCGCATTCTTTTTCTGAAATCTGCTGAACATTCAAGCGAACATCTACTTTCTCAAAATTGACATAATAATGAAATGGCACTCTGTTCTCAAGACAATACTTTACATTCTCAGATAAACTTAAAACTTTCATCAAGGATGACATTAACTTAACTGGTGATTTTTCACGAATTGCCGAAACTGTTACTCTAGCCAAGGCATTGGCAATAGTGCTAGCCGATTCGGATTTACCATTCAATCGAAATCTACCATTAGTGCGTTGTAATGCTATCGGTAGAGACTCTATGTTTATAACAATGGGTTCTGACTTAAATCGAATTCTAGGTGCGTTGTAATGCACTTTCTTAGCCAATGTTCTTTTCCAAAACTGAACAAGACCCGCATGAATTGGGTCTTTTTCATTCCTTTGATATTCGACCTTGTATTCCCAACCACTACTATAATTAATAATACTATTACTGGTTACAGTAACAGTGGGGTAGTATTCTCGACTATCATCTGGTTTTCTTATTCTTATTCCTATTCTATCCATAATCTTCACATCATATATATATTGTCATGTTTAATTTTCATAGCACAGTTATCGTGCATTTCTTTTCTAATTTCTTCTGGTATTAGCAACTGTTGGCCGCATATGCGACAAGAGGTTGCTATTCTTTTTTTGTAAGTCCTATGACTTGTTGTATAATTGGGGTTCTTTTCTTTCATGATTTCCACCTAAATGCTATTTTGCAGACCTCGCAATTGTAGTCGCATTCGTCTTTGTTATTTTCGTGATAGATAAAAGCATTTGCTCTTTCTACCAAATTCTTATCCTTCCAAGTATCAAAGCCCAGTTCTATTGCCTCGTCTAATTCCCATAAAGCAGCATTAACACTTTGCTCAATTCTAAACAATCTGTCTTCCTCCGGTAACTCTTCGCAAACTTCTAAGGCTAATAATATTTTTCCTTTGCTATCTTTTGAAAATTGATTTAACAGCGACACTACCGCTTTCTTATAGCCCGAATAGGGTAATTTTCTATAAGAAAGCGGGCGAGGCAATTAACCACCTCAAATATCGCAAAGTCCACCGGCACAAGCAATTTCGCCGGATAAATCAGTATTGTCTTCACTTTCGATTATCTTAGTTAAATCAATAGAACCAAGGAGAGCATACATATCATTGTATTGTTCCTTACTAATAGTCTCAAATGGTGCTTGTTTGTATGTTCCACCATCATAAGGAAGAACAGCCAATCCATTGTAGTAATGGCGGTTAAACCACATCCATTCTGCAACATCATCCCATTCGTCTTCTTTGATTGAAATAGTCGCTGAAACATTATGAGTGTTCATTCCATCAACATGCCCATTATTAACCCACCTAATACTAAATTGTTTCACCCTTTCAAGTAAATCAAATACACTTTCTTTTCGAGTGATTGCATTATCTGGTGCTTTTTGAGGAATACTAATTACGGCTTGTTCTGTTGGATTGAAATACTCATCCTCCACTAATTCGGGATGATTGTTTGCCAAATAAGAATAAATTGCTTCATTCTTTCCAACTCGAACACGACGAATATAATACTCATCATGCCAAGCATGTATTCCCGAAGAAGAACCTAATACAAGAGAAGTTGTTCCTGCGGGCTTAACACAAGTTACTCTACTAGCAGGATTAATTTGTAGTATTTTAGCAACTCTACGGTTCTCTAATTTTGCTTGTAGAGAAGCCGATTCAATATCCAATTTCTCAACGATATTAGATGCAATACCTGTCATTGACACACCCAACAAAGAGTCTTTCTCAGTAGTCTTTCGCCAAATATCTCTCAAGTAGTGAAAATCAGTATATCCTGCTTGTAGTGTTCCTAAAAACGAAGCCGCTTTAACTCGGTCTTCTAAATCCTTTTGTCCTTCAATGTTTGAAGCATTTACTTCTGTCAAATTACAGAATTGAAACGGTCTTAGTGCAATTTCACAACATGGATTTGTTCCCCAATCTTTATCATTACTAAAATAAATTCCGGGTTCTCCACTACCACTCAATTGTATTCTTTCCCAAATAGACATGAAAAATTCTTTATTGATTCTATGTCTAAGTAATACTGCTGAATTATTTGCTCTTCCTCGTTGTGGGCTATTTTCCCACCAATTACCGGATTTGCAAGAAAGCATCTTAGCATCATCAGCACTAAATAGACTAATCATAGCCGCACGACGAATACCACCTGCTAATACCGCATCAGCAATATGGCACATAATATCATGTGCTTGAATAGGTTCAAGTTTAGAACCATTAGGGATATTTTGTAGCATACCTTCGACCTTTACTAAACATTCCCGCAAAGGTTGAGGGCCGGGGGCTTTTCCACCAGAAGTCTTCAAAAGAGAACCTTTGGGTCTAATATCAGAATAGTCAAACTTAGGGCTATCCTTTTTAATTCCCATGTAACATTCCATCAATACTTTAACAGCGTCTGCCCAACCTTCAATAGAATCATTAATAAGATAACGACGCTTTCTTGCGTCATTAGGTTGTTGGATTTCTGGTAATTGTTCAATATGGTGTCTTTGGACAGAATACCCAACCCCCGTTCCACCGAGAAGAAGAAACATAGATTCACTAAAAGCAATATAGGAGTCAATAGGCATATAAGCGCAGTTATAAACCCTATTCGGGCTAATCTCCACAGGCTTTCCGCCAAATTGCATAGAGCGCATTGACGGGAGGATTTTTCGGGTTCTGATAAAGTTAGTATATATGTCATGTATTTCATTCTCCAGTTGAGGGTATGTTTTTATGTGCATTTGTTCGTTTCTTGAGACTATTTCATCCCAAGTTTCTCGTCTATTTAATTCCGGTAAAAACCGAGCATATTTCATATGCACAGTAATATCAGATAGTATTTGAATTGCTTTGTTTTCTTTGTTTTCTTTCATATTTAACACCTGTATGTTTTTGCGTTTGGTAATTCTAGAAGAGAAGTAAATGAATGAAGCCATTCGCCATCTTTGTAAATGACCCATTCTTTTTCTTCAATAAACTTCCAGTTATCAAAATCTTCGACTGCTGTTTCACCATGCTTAGAAATAAGCATTTCTACACAATCGAAGGTATTACCTTGATAATTTATAATTGAATGTCCTTTAGCGCATATTTTTCCAGTCTTACCCTGCGCTATAATATACATATCTTCATAAAAGTCGGGTTTAAAGACCGCTTTCTCTCCGAAGATATGGGGAATAAGCATTTGCCAACCTTTTGTTTGTAAAAAAAGATTTAATGCTTCCTTAGAGATAAAAATAGATAAGTCCATGTTTGCCACACTCAAAAAAGGGGCAGGGGATTGCCTCGTAAGGCAACACCCCCACCCCAAGATTCGCAAGTTGTGGTCGGTTTAATAACCTGCTTATCCGCCAACGATAGCAGGAGTCAAATTAACTGAAGTAACTTCATCCCAGTTAATTTCAGTAATATTCTCCCTTGAAACCAATACATTGTCAATAAACACCCAATGAGTCGGGTGTGTATCAATTTGTTCAAGAACCCCACTACTTTCAAGTGTGAGGTCGGTGTGGCCTGTTTCATTCAAAATCCGTAATTTAATCATACATATTCCTCCGTTGTGTTCTCTCCATGTCCTACACCCTTATAAACAGATGTCTGTCGGGCGGTCTTTTCATTTTTGTTCATTTTTCCTTTATTCATTTTTTTCACTTCCTTTTCAATATTCGGCTTCATAAGCCCTATCCTCTCGCTCAAAACTTCTTTGTTCCAATAAATACGCATCTAGTAGCGAATCCATTTTCCCTTGAAGGGCTTCCATTATTCCTGCAATAACCTTTCTATTGTAACTAATCCATATCTTATGATAGATATTGACTATTACTTTAGGGTCATCGTTCTCATTCATCGTAATTACAATAGGTGGTAATTCACTATCATCAACCATTCTAAATTCGACTTTCTTTTCTTTTTCCATTATATTCATTGGTATTCCTCCATTTCAAAATTAGGTAGCACTTTGGCAACTACCTCTCCATTTTCGTCATATTCTTCTTGAGTTATTTGTTCCATTACCCACTTTGCGTCTTCGTGCATTACCATCCGAACATTGTCACTATTGTTAGAAAACAACGGCACTTCTACATTATCGAAAAAACGCCTTTGTAATTCCATGACTAATATTTCAGAATAGGCTTCTGCCGCTTCATCAGTTATAGGTAGTTCGCTATTTTTAATAATATCAGTTATTTCACTAATGGTAATAACTCCATTAGCAAACAGCAAGTTAAGTATATTTCTATCTATTTGACCCAACATGCTATTTTCCTCTTGGCCGGTTAAGGTCATACCATCACCTGCAACAAGGACACAAGGGACTCTTTATTCTTTGCCCCCACAAGGGCAAAAAGTCGCTCAAAATCAGGGTTATCGTCAGCATCAACCAAACTAATTAGAGTATCGGACAACAATCTAGCCATTCTATTCATACTCAAATCCATCAAAACCATAGTCAGTTTAACTCTTAACTCTTGTTTCATTTTTTCATGTGACATACACTCAACACAATTAACTCTCATCATTACATCATGGTAATAATCTGGTTGTAGAGTATATCCTTCATTATTACATTCTTTACAATTCATTCTTCTCCCTCCGCATTGTCGCCATCTATCCATCTACCGTTTACATAGAAAAAGCCGCAATCATTAAGTAAATCATGGCAGTCTCTTAACCTCGATATCAATACTTTATTTCGTTCTTGTAAACGCACTATTTCTTTCATTCTTCTTCATCTCCAAATAATTCTTCATAACCATCTCCATTCTCATAATCTTCACGAAGACTACTTTCATAATCACTCATTCCAACTCGATATGCTATGGGGTCAATTCGATATAATCCCACTGATGGGGAATACTCCAAACTGCCAATTTTAATCTTTGGGTAGCATTCGTCTAACATATCATCATACAATTCTTTTAATAGTTTTTCATTCATTCTTCTTCATCTCCTTCTATACCCAAATGGGCAGTTATTTTCTTCAATTCTTCTAGTATTTGTGCAAGCCAATATCCATCATTTATCATATTTATTCCTCCTGTAATTTAGCGTTATATGTTTGGTTGAACGCTTCAACCTTTTTTGCCATCATATTATCATAATGGTTCTTAGGCCACCAATTAGGCGGCGATGTTTTCCATGATGCAAACTCCCACTTACCTGTAAGGTAATAGTGTTTGTAAGAATCAATTACAAAATCCCAATCTTTAGCATTAGGATTACGATTATAGTATTCGTTTTCATCCAGTCTATATTTATCAAACATAGCAATAGTTACCGGAGTTAATCCCCTATGGGAAAATACCCATTCTTTGTGAATTCGCCAGTTATACAAGTAGATTCCATCAATTATCCTGTCATGTGAGCCATGTCTTTTACCATAGCGAAGGGTATATTCTTCGCAAAGGGCCAAACCATGCTGACAAAGCCAAAGAAAGTTGGCTTTAGATTGCCTCGCCCAAATGGTTGAGGGGTGGTTTAGCATGGCGGGCTTCATCAATTTTGACTTTGAGTGCTTGTGAAAACGCTTAAGGTCTTTCAATTGAGGTTCTTCATCCCAATCTTGAATGTATTGCATGTAAAGAATGTTAGTATGAAGCATTTGACATGTTTCAGTTGGCATCTTAACTACATGCTTATCAATCATTTGTATTGCTGATTCTGCGGGGTCTTTTGATAGTGCAAATATATTCATTCTTCTTCACACCCCGATTTGTAAGCATCAAGCATAATGTCAATTACACTACAAACAGCATATTGCATATCATGGTCGAAACCATTTACTTGTTCTCTCGCTACTTCTTTAATATACATTAGTAGCATATATTGGTCTTCTTTTAGTTGGGGTAATTCTTTCATAATCTTAATCTCCTTATTGATTTTTGGTATGCTTCAAAGTGGCGCACACCATTAGCCACATATTGTTTATAGAGCGTTACTCTTTGTTCTTCCAATACTACCAACCTATTCAAATACTTCTTTTTGTATTGGCGGTGGTAGCCAATTGGGATTATATCTTTCATATATTTCGTCATAACAATCATCACATATTTTTATTAATATTCTTTCTTCTAATTCTTCGAGTGCTAATGTTTTAAACTCCATTAGCACATATTTAGTTGCTCTAAGCCCACAAGATGCACACTTAGGAACTTTTCTTTCTTTTCTATCAGTTACAAAAAACTGCTTTATCCAATCTATCATTCTATCATCTCCTTTAGTTGGGGAAAGGGGGGAGGAACAGACAAATGAAACCCCCATCAAGAATATTGATGCTTAACCCTTTATTACCCTATAAAACCCAACTTACCTGTCAGTTAAACTGACTGGAGTTATTAACCCTCTAATATACCTTTAAGCGTTTGTAACATTCTATGAGATAGAACGCCGTCTTCAATCATTACTTGTTTTATTGAGGCAAGACTACGAATTTCATGTGATTTATATTCACCTTCTACATCAAATGGTTTGATACCATAGTAGTCGCACATATTATCAAACAATTCATTTGAACTTTCCATAATTCTTCTAGCCTCAATTACTGCTTTGCGCTGTCGAATTTTTCTTTCTCTCTCTA